CGAGCGCCTGGGCGGCGGCCGTGAGCGGCGGGAAATAGAGGGCCATGTCCTTCAGTTCGAAGGCGCCCTCCTTGCCGGCCTGGGCCATGACGCTCAGCGCCTTGCTCGTCTCATCGACCGGGACCTTGAGGTTATCGACGGCCGAGAAGCTGGCGCGGGCCAGATCCTCGATCTCGGCCTTGTAGGCCGTGGCCGCGATGCCGATCGGCCGCATCATGGCCATGGCCTTCTGCGGATCGAGGCCGAAGCCCGCGAGGATATCCACCCCGCCGGCCATCTCGGTCGCGGTGCGGTTCACCTGCGGCCCGAGCGCCCGGATGGCGGCGCCAAGGCGCAGCTGCTGGGCGCGGGACAGGTCCGCCTTCTGGCCGATGTCGGTCATCACCGACTCGAACTCGCGCGCCGCCGCGATCGGCCGACGGAGCGCATAGGCGAACGCCAGGGCCGTCCCCGCCGTGTTAACCAGGTCGCCGCCGAGCTGCCGGATGTTCTGGCGATTGGCCTCGGCCATGGCGCGAAGGCGCTGGCCATTGCCCTCGGTCACGGCGCTGACCACGCCCCGGATCGATTGCGCCGCCTTCCGGGCCGGGCCGCTCACGCGGTCGACCAGGGACAGGATCAGGCGGGAGGTCAGGTTGGCCATGATCGGCTCCTAGTTGCGCCAGCCCCTGGCCTTCGCGATGCGAAGCGCCTCGGCGTGCCATGCGAGAAGCTGCGACCAGCGCAGACGCGACAGCTGGTCGAAGCTCTGGTTCAGGACGTGTGCAACATCGGCCGAGACGGCTCGCCAGGAGCGCCATCCGACCGGGAGGATTCCAAAGGGGCGGAGGGATTGATCCCCTCCATCGCCCGCACGAGATCCGACTGGCGGATCTTGCGGGCGACCTCGATCGGAATGTCGCCGTCGGCGGCCATGAGTTCCATGATGGCCGTGATCTCAGACTTGCCGGCGTCCACGGCGATCATGAAGGCCTCAAGCGCGCCAGCCGACGGATCGAAGTCCCAGGACGAGTAGGTCTTGCCGTCGTGCTCGATCGGCTTGTGAAGGGTGATCTCGGCCATGGTCTAGCCCGCGATCCCCAGCAGGCGATTCGTCTCCGCCTGCTGATCTACGCTGTCGATGCGCAGGGTGTTGGTGAAGAAGTCCCAGAACAGCAGTTCGCGGCCGTCGAAGCTCAGCTCGTAGTGCATCACCTCGTTGATCGCGTACTCGTGGCCGGTCAGTTCGCCGCGCTTCTGCGCGTCCGGGGCGATCTTGCCGAGCCGGCCTTCGATGGTGGCGATCGACTGCTTCGCGAGGCCGCTGCGGGCGTCGCGCATCACGCCATAGGCCGTGAAGACCGTCCGGCGCTTCGAGCCGAGACCGAACTGGACGATCAGCTCGGGGTCGAAGCCCTTGAGCTTGAAGGTCGGCTCCAGCTTCTGGATCCCGACCGAGACCTCGATCTGGACGGCGGCGCCGCCGGCCATGTGCTCCTGGAACATCTCCTGGAGATCCGGCAGCTTGAACTCCTCCAAGCTCAGGTGCTTGGAGTTCGAGGGATCATGGTCGCCCGCGAACAAGTTCGCCGACTCCATGATGTAGAAAGGCGCGGTCATGGCGCACTCCGTTGAGAGGGTGTGAGGAACGTCGGCGGCGAGGGGCCTAGTTGGTGGCCTGGGCGGTCAGGCTTTCGAGCAGGGCGTCCAGGGCGTCGCGATAGCGGGCCGACTTGATGGTCATATGCCGCAGCACCGGAGCCTCCTCGAAGGCGGTCCGGATCGTGATGCGGCCGAGGCGGAGATCCTCCGGCGCGTTCTGGTCGGCGCGGAACTGGACGTTGTAGCCCAGGATGTCGCCATCGGTCTGGCGGTCTCGGAGGGCGAACTTGACGGTGTTGAGCACCGCCCGAAGCACCTGGCCGGTGATGTTGTATTTCCCGAGATAGGTCCGCAGCGTCTTCAGGAAATAGACGTGGATCCAGTCGCGGCCGCGGACCTGGTGATATTGCCGCCAGAGTTCGTCGTCGCCGGCGTTCTCGGTGCCGATGAAGACGAAGCCGGCGTCGGCGATGGCGCTATCCACGCCCGCCTCGCCGCGCACGATGATCCCGATCTGATGCGCCAGCAGATCCTGGCCATCGCAGGCGCCGTCCACCAGGCTGAAGGCGATGGCCCGCGCCGGGCCGATACCACCCTGGATGGCGCGGTTCGCCCAGCTCTTGAACGGCCGGCCGCTGTTCTCATGGTCCACGGCGACCGCCAGGCCGATCACGCGGGGGGCACCCGGAACGACGGCTTCATCGCCATCGACCAGCACTTTCCACCAGCTGGTCGCGGGGATCAGGCGCTTGTGCGACAGCGTCGCGCGCCAAGCCTTGTCGTCGGCCGAGGAGGTGTTCGGTCCCTCGACTACGGCCACGGCCAGCAGGCTATCCAGGACAGAGCCCAGGGCCGCGCAGACGGCATTGGCGGCATTGCCGGCGCGCTGGTGCGTATAGCCGGGGACGATCACCAGGCGCGGCGTGACGCCCAGCGAGGTCGGGGCGGTCAGCAGGGCGTGGATGCCGACGCCGACGCCGGTGAGATTGGTGATGGTCTCGGCGTCATCCTCGCCCTCGGCGACACGCACGACGACGATCTTGGCGGCGGCCTGCAGGTCGCCCAGCTGATCGTTGATGCCGGTGATGGCGTCGGCCAGGGTGCCGGCCGCGCCCAGGGCGGTGATCGCGGCGGCGTCGTTGGAATAGATCAGCACCGGGGTGTTCAGCGGAAAGCCGTTGCCGGTGACGTCGGGCGCAGTGCCGACCAGGCCGATGACGGAGAAATCCGCCCCCGCCGTGGCCCGAGGCTCATTGTCCTCCGGGGTGATCGAAAAGCCGAAAACGGGATCGGACATCGAGGGTCTCCTCAGGAATGAAAAAGGCCGCCCGGTGGGGCGGCCTGGTCAGGGGATGCGAACCGGGTTCGCAGGGTTGGCGATCAGATCCGCGCGGCGTTCGGCGCGTAGATCCGCTGGACGGTGGGATAGGCGACGCCGGTGTTCTTCCAGATCGCGCGGGGCGTTCCGGGCCCGCCATTGCTGGCCAGGTCCATCACGTCGATCTGGAAATCCCAGCCGTCGTCGGGAACGAACGGCACGGCCGAGGCCGCGAAGCTGTCGTCGCTGTGCTTGTAGCGGCGCATGACGCCGGCGTTGCGCAGATAGAGATAGGTGTCATCGACCTCCATGAGGGTCGAGGTTCCCAGCACCGGAGACGCCCCCGCCGCGCCGCCAGGCCAGGCGAAGTTCGCCATGGTCAGGCCGGTGCGACTGCAGAGCTGCAGGTAGAAGAAGCCCGCCTGTGTCGCTGAGGTCTTGCCGCGCCGGGTGAAGAAGTAGCGGCTGTCCGGCGTCCACACCCCGGCGAAGTACGAGTAGTCCGACCCGTAGATGTCATTCCCGGCCGTGACCTGGGAGGTCATGGTGGTCTTGGTCGTGGTCCCGTCGGCGAAATTGTAGAACTCCAGCCGCGCCGAAACGTCGAAGCCGGAATTTCCCGGGAAGGCGATAAGGCTCTTGTCCGGCGCGATGAAGGCGTCGAACTGATTGCTGTTGCCATACTCGCTGGCATCACCCGACGACAGATCCGGGCGCACCGCCGCCAGCACGGTCAGGGCGCCCGATGCGACGTCCCGCTGTATCGGCAGGGTGCCGTTCAGATACTTCCCGTCGGCCGTGAAGATCGGCCGCAAGCGAGGCCTGGCGGCCACGCCGAGCGACCAGGACGCGCCATTCACACTCAGCAGGTCGCCGCCGGAGGGCGACAAGCTGCCGTCCGCCATGACCGGGAGGGAGAACAGCTTGTCATTGGTCTGGAAGAGCAGGAACCGGCCATCCGGTGAGAAGGCCAAGCCCAGGAGCGGATGCGGGACCCGCGCATAGGAGAGCACCACGCCCAGGAACCGGTCCTGATCGAACATGAATATCGACGGCAGGGCGCCCGAGGCGGCATAGAAGGCCACGGCCATGAACCGGTTATCCGGCGAGACCGCGACGCCGGTGATCTCGCCGTTCACATCCCCGTTCGCGCCATAGAAGGCGATCCCCGGCTCGGTCCGGGCGCGAAGGC